GTGAGCTCATTAAACTTAAACTCTAGCAAGTCTGTCTTTTCACGAACAACCTTATTAATCATCTTTTCAAGATTTGTCTGTGCTGGTCTTGCTACCTGCTCTTTGAATGTCCTATCTTGAGCCAAGGCTGATGCAATAGATGATGCATCTGCACCACCAATCTTAGATAGCGGAACCTGATGGGCAACAAGAATATCGTCACGGTTACGAAGCCTGTACTCATTAAAGGATGCCTCTTGAACACCATTCTCGATTGGCTCCATGTTAAACTCTACCTTGTTGGTATCTGAGTCTCCTGGCAAAGGAATGTAGAGGGTTCTGTGAGACTGTCCCTTAAGACTTGTCTGTAAAAATCTGAATAGCTTATCTTCTGCATCTCCAGATAGCTTTGCACCTTTTAGAGTTACGATGTACCTAGGAGTTGCTTTATTTGCAAAGTAGTCAATATTGTACTGGCTGGCTAGCTGATCTCCCTGTAGAGATGAAATAGCAGACATAATATCTGGAATACCATAGAACGTGTTTAGTGGAGAATATTCCTTATAGTGAAGAATCTCATTTGGCCTTGGGTCAGTAGTGATAGGATTCTGATTCTTTGCCCCGAAGTTTCTAAAGTAAACAACCTTCTGACCAATGATCTGAACATATCCATCTCTCAGTCTACGGACACGCATTGTTGTAGCAGGTATGTGACCTAGGTAACCAATTTCACCGTTAGTCTTTCGTCCCACTTCAAGATATCCATTGCCCGTTGCCTGTACGTCTGTAAAAAATTTCATTAGGGTGTGTGTGATCGAGTCGTCCTGATTAAGACTCTCTAGCCACTCTGTCAACTCTAGTCGTGCCCTCTCAATACGCTTTCGTGCCTTTTGAGTTGCAGTCTCATTTGTATTTGACTCAAGCTGCATTAGTGCTCTCTTGCCAATGCTAAAGTCATAGCCAAGACCGACAATGTTTTCAACCTTAGCGTCAATAGCTGCGTGGTTTGCAAACGAAGTGTCATAAAAGTTTGCCAGTTCGTAAAGGTTCCATGGTGGCGTAATGACATCAAACATTCCGTAACCATTGTGATAAACAGAACCAGGATTGATCTCCTTTGAGCTAGCACCCTCACCAGTCTTGATGGCACCAGCAGATGTAAGATATCTATCTGTTGGCTCTACAGCAACAGCCTTAGAAATTCTGGTAGCTCTACGCTTAAAGTTAGAATCTATCCCACCAAGAGTCTTTAGTGTATCCCAAGACTTATTAAATGGATCCTTTGCTTTAAATTCGTTTGGCTCTGGGTCAAACTCGCCCATTCTTGCATTAATAATGTATTCTGACATTATCCCTCATCTCCATAGGCATCAAGACTCTTCTTAGCAGCAAGAAGTGCACCAACGTCATTCATGCTAGGGATAAGTCCCTGCTTCATTCTGTCAATCTGTTCTGAGTACTCTTCATCGCTAATTCTTTCAGTACCAGGAAAGAATACGGCCTCGCCGTCTGGCTCTCCGTGATGAGCTGCTGCTGTCTTAAGTTTTTGAATCTGGTTTTGGTCACCCTTGTTAGCTGGTATGTTCAAAACGTTACCGCTTCCATCTGTAAAGAACTTTCCATTTGACTTCTTCCAGGCATAAATACCCCAGGCGTAACCAGACTTTGGCATCATTGTTAGCTTAGCACTTTTTAGTGCTTGCTCCATAGCGTCAGGCTTTTCTTTATTCATGACACTAGTATACCACATTAAACTGGAGAAACAACCTTTGTGTTCCATTCTGCACCAATATATCCACGATAAGCATAATTTTTAAAGGACAAAGTGCTAGAATCTCCAACAATAAACTTGTTTGTGCCTATGTAAGCTTTATATATTGCTACTAAATCAATTAAATACCGTTTTGTTGTTGGTATATACAATACATTTTCCCAAGTAATAGCTGGAACTTGTGAAAGAAAGTCTTCCCATGTTGCTGGATTAATTCCCTCAGCATCGAGAATGCTTTCTAGCTCTGCCCATGTTCTAAACTTATTTGTAATACCAGTCTTATCAGATGTGATCCTGTAGGAAGCTACAGAGTCAACAGATAGATTTCCAACTAGCTTTATGTTTCCAGTAAATGAGTCAAAGTTTAGGCTTTCCGCTGACTGAATGGAAAGCACTGCCCACTCGTTTGGCAATAAGTATCCCGAAGATACAAGATTTCCATTTACATAAAGAGAAAGACCTCCAACAGCCTCTCCCAAGTCATCGGTGAAGAATATCCTACCTCTTGATCCAGACGTATTGTCTGCAACTACATAAGCATAGATAGTTTTTCTATACGACTCTATCTCCAGAATCTTTTCTGCTACCTGCGGAAATGATGAATAGTTATACTTGGCAAATAGCTGGATGCCACCGACACGATAAGACAATGACTTTTCTGGATTTACTGGGAACATGATTCCACGATCAGTGGCTGTGCTGCCCAGTAACCTGATTCCTCCATCATCGGTCAGGTATAGGTATGGGCTTGTGCCCTTATAAATTTGTATTGGATTTTTTGCCTTATAGTCATTATAGATGCCACTCTTTACATAAGGGTACACATCATTACCAAGCTTAGTTCCAACTGGTGTTTGTTTGTACACCTCGTTTACCTGAGAAGCTATCTGCAGTGACTTAATCATTACCTTAGAGCTTTGAATTCCAGGGATGATAGCGTCTATATGAACTACCAAAGCTATTTTGGAGAAGTCTTGGCCTTCTGGAGGGAAGACAACGGTTCCGTCTACAAACTCATACCTGGTATTAGTCCATTCTAATCCTGGCTGAATTACTTTATCTACAGGTGCTGGCAATGCATTTGGTATGCTCTCAGATAGGCTGTTGGGGTTACTTCCCATATATTGAAAAGACAGATATGTTCTGACTGGAGAGCCATCAGTGTTAAAGCTATTGCCAGCTTGTGTATACACAATTGGGTTGTCAACATTTAGTTGTAGATAATCTAGCCTATACGATGACTGACCTGAGCCGTCGGTTATTGTTTTAGCAAAGTACTGAAGTGGAATATAGTCTTGCCAAGAAGCATCTATTGCAATATCTATGTCAAAATACCCCAGGTACTCCCTTGGTGATACCGTATAGCTTGCTGTATGAGTATAAAGCTGACTAGCTATAAATGATGTTGGGTCTCCACCATCTAAAAAGTCTGTTATTTCTGTATCATATGCTCCACCAGATAGCTCTGTTGCACTATCATACTGGTCGAAAACGTTTTCTATGTTTGCAACCGTTCCACTGCTATTGAAGTATTGAGATATTTTTTGTAGGTTTCTTTTTGTAGATAGTCCTACACGATATATCTTTCCAGTAAATGTACTTGAAAAATCTGGCTCATCTCCTACGTACATCTTTAGAGTACTCTTGGCTCCAAAGAATGTAGCAATGTTAGAACCATATACAGAAGAGAACTTGTCAATATCAATGCCTGCAGTGGTGGCCAATCCAACTGTATGCTGTGACTCAGAAGTTACCGTTGTGATGTTAGCTCCATACTTCAAAGTATATACAATTTCTGTACCAGTGATAGTAATGCTAAAAAAGTTTTTAGTTACAGAATCTTCAATTTTAAGAATGGTCTGGTCAGAGTCTTCTGTGGATCTAAAAACAACGTAAAGTGCTTTAAGATCTTGCCTAAGCACTGCCAGACTATTGAAGAATAGATATCCTCCATCTGAGTTATCTAAGGATAGATTTATGAACTTTCTTGGGTCAGTGGAGTCGTTGTTAGCAGAGAGATTAGATTCTAGCCACGACTCTCTGTCTGTGTTATTAAGTATAATTTCTGGCAGAGGATATTCTGGTGATGTTAAGACGTTATCATCAACAGATAGATTCTCTACGACTCCCTGGTTCCACCTACCCATGTCTGGGTATAAGTAGTTATTTGCGTATCCAGCATTTCTGTAGTCAATGATGGCTGAGGACCCTCCGAATGAGCTATTATTGCTTTCTGGGTACTCTACCCCCTGTCCATACACAAACCTTCTTTTTGCAACTATTTCTGGAACAGAGTATGGATATATGGCTGGTGACTCAATGTCAAAATACAATAGGTCGTTGCTCCCATAAAATCCTATCCAGTCCTGGTTTTTGCCATAGTAAAGAGATGAAAGAGTGTTATTGTCTGAGCTTGGCAGTGTCACCGTATCAGTATCTATCGTCATTGAAGATGTTAGCTCCCCGTTGATGAGCATTGACACAGAGTTTCTAATTACTCTAATGTGAACCAACATTGGTCTTCCCCAGCTTCCAACAAAGTGAGACATTGTCTGGTTATCTAGCTTAAATGTTAGAAATTGGCCATCTACATATAGTCCGTCATCTGAACCTATTGGTCCTAAAATTCTTGTTGGAGTATAGGACGAAGTAGAAACCCGAATCCATGTCTCTAAAGTCATGTTCTTATTTCTACCAACATCATTTAAGAATCCGAAGCCTGGAAGTACGAGAGATGGTCCATAATCACTTTGTCTAATTTTAGTTGCATTTGATGAACCATACACAATTGGTAGTCCATCGTTATACGACAACAAGCTGCTATCGGATGCTAGATAGTATCCAGGACTGCTTTTTAGACCATATGCAGGAGCTTCAATTGCTGGCTGGTCAGCGATGGCTATGCTTGGGGCGAGGGAATAAAGACTTGTTCCTGAAGTTCCAGAGGTTTTTGTGTTTTGGTTTTCACTCCACTGTGAAAATGAAATTCCATTAATAAACAATGCATAGTCCCCAATAGAAGAAGCATTGACCCTTACCACCAACCTTAATGGCTCATTTGTATCTGGCATGTCAAAGGTCTTAGATAAAAATGCCCAAACTCCAGTGCCAGATATTGAAAAGTTTTCCAGTACCTGTATTACACTACCATCAGTATATTCGTAGCCAATATCAATAGATGTGATTGCTGAATTCTGAGAGTAAACGTACGTTGATATATTAAAGTTTTCTTTACTCTGATCCATCAAGACAGGGCTAATAATTCCATTACTAGTTGCAACTAACTGATCTGATGCCTGGACGTCTAGCCTTACTGTTGGTGACTCTGTCGGTCTAGCTATACCAGAAAGGCTCTCTAGAGATGACTCCCCACCGCTGATTGACCAGGAAGACATTTTTTTGTCAGCTGACGATAGGAAGGATAAGAAATCTACTTGGTCGTCAAGAGCCCACAATGCCACTGGGTGTTCTGAAAACACTTTCTCTGCATAAAGATTAGATGGTTGTGACATTTTTCTCCTACCTTATTCTACCATACTACTATATTGATTTTTGCCACTGCGACCCATCATAGTAATATACTGTTCCACGTGTGTTCCAGTTACCGTTATAGAACATCATATCTTTTTCTTCCCAGATAGATCCATTGAAGACATATACCCTGCCTCCGATATCAGAGACTGTCATTGTGTATGTAGGTGTAGAAATATACTCGCTTGTGTTGTTATATGCTCTGATAGTGAAGACGTATGTTCCAGATGCTGTAAAAGATCCAGACAGTAGTCCAGTTGATACATTCAGTGTTATTCCAGGTGGAAGAGTTCCAGATACTGAGTAGTATGCAGCATCTATTGCACTGACAGAGTCAGAGTAGGCCTGCCCTACTGAATAGTTTCCGCTTGAAACTGTCTGATCTGACCATACTGGAAAATAGTCACTCACTGTAAATGCTCTATCTATTGATGTTGCACCACCATCTGAATTGCTTGCATAAAATCTTACAGTAAAAGATCCATAAGATGTTGGAGTACCAGATAATGAGTTTGTACCCAAGCTCAGTCCAGACACTAAAGATCCGCTGACCACAGAAGAAGAGTATGTTATAGCTGAGCTATCGGCTATGGTTGCAGAAACTGAGTCATTGTAGTATGTTCCTCTACGAAGAGATGATCCCATGGATGAATCTGACCAGGAAGGTATTGGGTAATATACGTAGCTACTTCCATTAAGTGGGGTTGATCCACCATCTCCAATTGCAGTTACTGACCAATAGAAAGTGCCAGATTGGTTTGGTGTTCCTGAAAGGTATCCATTTGTTCCTCCAGTAGCCCAGGACGGCTTGCTGGTCCATGAATAAGAGTTTGTGTCGTACGCCTGAACCCTGTTGGAACTATTATATGCACCATAAGAATAATCACCGAGCGTTGTATCCCAGAAAACAGGTGCTGGTGTTGATATAGTCCACTGAGCATATAAAGTTTGTGTTGAGGTTACAGCAAAATAGCTGCCAGCCCCACCACGATAGCTTCCTCCAGATGCTGCACTGTACCATCCGTTAAATGTATATCCAGTTCTGCTGGGGGTGGGCAGGGTTACTCCATCTCCTGATCCAGCCCTAATAGATGATGTTGAAACAGATCCACCATTAGCGTCATAGCTGACGGTATATACATTGGCAAATGGAACGCTTAAAGACTGCGTCATATTTTGAGGAACAACGGAACTGGTTCCGCTACCATCTACAGAGACATCTACTGTCCAAGATTTTGTCCAGGTGCCACCGCTATTTGAGGCATAGTCAGTGTCTCTATCTACGCTCTCAACTAGAAGTAGCGTTGCATTGTAACTAGTACTATACTGTTGAGATGCTGACGCCAGGGTGACGCTTCCAACCTTTATAGAGCTAGTTATGGTGTAGTTAGTAAAGTAGTTATTGCTTGGTGCAATAACATACGTTCTGACTGTAGTTCTTGCTGTAGGGCGAGGAGATCCGTTAGCATCTATAATAACAGTTGACCAGTCTGTTTTAATCTTATATCCACCAACACCTGCAGCTGATGTTTCGCTACCACTTGTTCCAGCCATAGAATCCCCTAAGCTGTCTTAACCCAAATATCCCCAGATACCATGCCGCTTGTAGGCTGAGTAGATTGAACAAATAAAGACCTATTGTTAATCTTTGAGGCATTGCTTGCTGTACCAGTTAGGGAGCCAGTAATTGACGTAGCGTTTACGCTTGATGCTGATATTGCATTAGCAGATAGAGTGCCAGTAAAAGTTGGGTCTGCTAGCTTTGCAACTACTGCTTGGTCAATTGAAATTTGTGTTCCATTAACAACGATTCCAACTCCTGGCGTAACAGATAGCCCTCCAGCAAATTGCGTCATAGTTATACTATCTGTTCCTACAGTAAATGTGCTTGGATTATCTACTAAGGCTACATATCCAGCACCTGCATTAAGAGTTCCATATTTTACGAAAAGATACATTCCTGGTATTTCGTCTGCTGTGTCGCAAAGACTACACCTTCTAAGAACCCATGGTGTTGATGATGATCCAGAGTCAAGCAGGACATAGCGACCATTTTCTGCTGAATTTGTCTGATCTTTTACCAAAATTCCATCGTACTGGTTCCACCCAGTTGTCAAATCATCTAGGCCTGGCCACTCACCATTTGAGTTAGAGGTAAGGGTTGCACCAACACCAAGTGCACCGTTATCATACGTGGTATCTAGGGCAGTAGTAGTTGCTGCTTCAACAGCAGGTTTTGTTACGATTCCTGCTGCGACACTATCGACATAGTCTATAGTTGCTAGCCTGGAAGTATCTGCAATCCCATGAACCAATGTTGTGTCTGAGTTGTGGGTATTTAATTCTGTGTTAATCTTAGCTACAGCATTAGCTAGCTGAGTTAGTGGCACTTGGCCATTGGAATCCAATGATGCAACTCCATCGTTTTCTCCTACAGCTGATGCAAGAAGAAAGTCTGCAAAGCTACCACTTTCAAAATAAGGAAGGTCTGTCCATGTAGTAGAGCTATCGCCCATTTTAAATCCAGTAGTACCGTCTGGCCTGATCTCAACACCAAGCTCTCCAAATTCCAGAACTGGGTTAGCGGTAGTCCACTGCTCGGCGGTTCCACGCCTAAGGGTAATTCTTTGAACTGTCAAGGTTAGTTCTCCTAATAGATATCTAACCTATTATACCATTAGTTGAAGGACATTTTGCTTTTTTCATGCTTGTCTAATGGTCCACAAGCATTACAGCTATAAGCCTTAATTCCAGTCACTGGGCATTGATTTATTGATACCTTATGCCCTCTTAACTTACATAGAAGTGCTTTCATCGAAGAGGAGTCCAATGCTGTTCATCCTCTGGGCCTAAACCTTCTAATGAAGATAGCGGCGATACATCATAGGCTACCGTTATTCTTGGTCCGTCCCAGTCCCAGTCGGCCATGGCGTGTGAGTGCCCCATCTCTGACAATATGGCCTTATTATTTACGTTGTTGTTAATCTTGTGCTCACCGAATGTATAGTAGTGAGTTTCAGATGGTTCTGCAGATACGGCGTAGTAGCCATGAAAGAATGGTGCACCAACAGGTGAGTGATCATGCCAGTCTAGTCTGCCCTTTTTAGAGTAGTTTACATTAAACCAACCCTGAATCATGTACTGTTGTTCATCAAAGTCTATCTCATAGTATTCACAAGCTTCATGAACCATTTCGCTGACTGCATCGTAAAGCTTTCGTATTCCTGGAATGTAAAATTGAAATACATTATACTGTCTCCACTTCATAGTGGATACACTATTAGATTCTTTCCAGTAGTCACTATCTGTCACTGGAGTTACCCCCTCAAGCTCTGCACGCTCGATTCTTCCATACCTATCTAGCAAAGCTTCTGATAACTCTGTAAGGTTGTTGCCCACATTTTTCTCGAAGAACCTATGTGGTTGGGAAGAGTGACTCTTGCTTATTCTTGGGTCATACTGAGGATGCTCCTGCATTCCTCCTCCATTCTACTGTAATTATATAAAACAATTATAGCATAAAGGTTTACTATACAGCACGTACTCTTGGCGTAAAGGAAAATGGAACAAAGTTGAATGGTGTAAATGCAAAGTTTCCAAATGGAACAAAGTTGAATGGTGTAAATGCAAAGTTGTTGAATGGTACAAAGCTAAATGGCACGAAGCTAAAGTTTCCGAATGGCACAAAGCTAAATGGTACAAAGCCAAAGTTTCCAAATGGTACAAAGCTAAATGGAGTAAATCCAAAAGTAGTTATGCTTGCTGAATTTGCAGAATAAACTCCAACACCATTGGCGTTTTCAGCACGTACCTGATAGGTTTGAGCAGTTCCACCCTCTTGATCTACGGTAACAGAGTTAGATGTTGTAGTTCCAGTCTTTCCATCTGAAGATGTCCATGTATACTGAGTTATGGCACTACCACCGCTTGTTGGAGTGGTCCAGCTTACAACATCCTGGCTTGCTCCAGTAACGTTAGTTCCAGCTGATGGTACTGGTGTGGTAACTGTTGGTGCCGAAGGAGTTGCTGGCACTGTTGTGACTACAAGCTGACCACCATCAGCTACAGGAGAGTCGCCTGAGGCATTTGTAGCAATCATTGTAACAAATGTGTCTACGGCAGAAGCTAGGCCCTCTACGACGATTGGAGAAGAAGATCCAGATGCAGTCCTAGTTGGCTCACCACTCTGTGTTGCTGTAACTGTATAGGATGTTGCAGCAGGAGAATTAGCAGGCAATGAGAAGCTTACGGAAACCGCACCATTGTTGTATGGACGGTCAGTCACGTTGCTTGGTGTTACGCTAATGGGTGCCAGTGGCTCCAAAAAGTCGTTAGAGCTCTGTGAGTTTGCACCCAGATTTTTTCCAATTGCCATGCTAATTATCTCCTGTCGTAATTTTAGTTATTAAGCTGATGTGTCACCAAAGACTAGCCAGTTGTTAGCTCCACGCTTTAGCAGAGTAACAGATGACCACTGTGCACGTAGCTTTAGCCCTGGAGTTGCATTAACTGTAACTCCTACTTCACCTGCGATGGTGACCTGGCCAGTACCAGTCTGAATTACATCTAGAGTAGTACCTACTGGGAAGTCTAAAGTTGCATCTGTTGGAATCGTCAAAGTTGTTGCAGATGAGCTGTTTACCTCAACAATTGTATCACGCTCTGTAGTTGCAGATAGTGTGTATGATGCGGTCTTCTCAGAGATTGGGGTAATTGAAGGCACTCCAACCTTTGTCTGGGTTCCATCTGTGAACACAACACCAGCCACCTCAACATTGTTGACTGCTAGGTCATCGAGTGATCCTTGACCAAAGTTAATCGTTGTGCTTGGCTCATCTGTAACGCCCTTGAATAGTTTCCAGATGCCCTCAGAAGAGTCACGGACAATACCTGAGTGTTGGTAGATTCCGTCATCAAACGAACCTACAAGACCTAGGTCTGCAGTGTTTCCTGTTGAACCCTCACCAATGTAAATCATTGGGTCATTTACGACTAGGTCCTGTGTGCTAACTGTGGTGGTAGTACCAGATACTGTGAAGTTTCCAGCAACTGTAATATCTCCATCAAATGTCTGGGCTACTGCACTTAGGAGTGCTAGGTCTGATGTATCAGCAATTCCGTGAACATTTGTGGTGACTGCAGCGTGAGCTACAATCTCTCCATCTGCGTGCCCCTCAGCAGCTGTTTGTGCTGTTGCTGCAGATCCTGCTGCATCGTAGTTAGAGGCTAGTCCATCTGCATATGTCTGTGCAGCTGTCTGAGCTGTGGAGACATCTGAAGTAGTTGCCAAAAGTGATGTATCTGCAATACCGTGGACAGATGTTGTCTCTGCATTGTGGCTTGTTACTGCTGAGGATGCTGCTCCTGCCGAATCATAGTTGCTGGCAAGACCATCTGCGTAAGCTTCTGCCGTTGCCTCGGCTGCTGCCTGGGCATCGGAGACGTTAGTGGTTGTTGCAAGTACAGTCGTGTCTGCAATACCGTGAACATTTGCAGTTAGTACGCTAAATGCAGCAATAGCGGCATCTCTGTCAGTAACTTCCTGGGCAATTGCTGCATCGGCATCGTCTACTCTTCCAGAAAGTGTAGTAACGTCTGCTTCTACAGCAGTAATTTGCAAGTTTGCAGAGTCAATGTTTGACTGTAGGGTTGAATCGGCTACCTCTAGGTCAGCAACAGCGTCTGCAACTTCTGTGTCAGTATAGCCGTTTGCATCTAAAAGGGTTTGTGCAATTGACCCGTTAATAGTAGTGGTTGCATCTGCCAAATCCTGAGTAAGGTTTGCAATAGAAGTTGTGTTTCCACCAACAACAGAGAAGAAGTCTGGGTTATTGTCGATAGCAGCGGCTAGCTCTTCTAGTGTATCTAGAGTAGCTGGGGCTGCTCCCAGGATTGCCGAAGCATCTGAGAATGCCTCAATGTTGCTCCATGTATTGGTGCCATCACCAATCTTAAACTTGCCAGTGTCTGTCTCGTAACCGAACTCACCTGCTGCAAGGATCGGGTTTGCAGCTGTCCATTCTGCAGCTGTACCTCTACGCTGTTGCATTCTCGTTGCCATAATTTACTTTCTCCTAATGGGGTTTTCCCAACTATACAATTATATACTGCTTTTTAAAACTATGATTAGTTGTACTGATCTACAACCAACCCTCCGCTCCAAGTGTCTGCCCAGTCTGTGTCTGTAGCAGAGCCAGCATCTGTTGTCCAGTAGTATGTGCTTGTTGGTGTTCCAGCATCCATAAATATAGATACTATAAGTCCAGTGCCATCAATTGCTGTGTCGTGAATGTGGTCTTGCAGTACTGATGCATCATCTAGCGTTGCAAGTGCAATCCACTGCTCACCACTAAAGACATGAAGCCTTTGAGACACTGTGTCTAGCCACATCTGACCATTTTCTGGGGTTGATGGTGCTGTGCTATCAACAACTGGCAAGCTAACAGAATCTACATAACCTTTTGTTGCAATGTGCGAGTTAGCTGTTGGAGCTGACGATACAGAAACTGTTCCCTGTATTACAGCATTTCCATTTACGTAAATTCCATTTTTGACTTTAAAGTCTTTATCTGATATTGCCATTAATAACTAGTCTCCTACCTAAAGTATCTCAATAATTCTTCCAGTACCGTCAATTGCTGTGTCATGAATATGTTCAGGAATAAAGTTTGCATCCTCTGTGGTTGCTAACAAAGTCCAATCTGAACCATTATAGACCTTTAGCCTAGGCTCTACTGGATTTGACATATCAAGCCATAGCTTTCCAGGTACTAGTGTTGATGGGGCTGTAGAATCTACTGTGGCTAAACCAAGGTTTCTAGCATATCCTACTGTTGCAGCATGATTACTTTCAGTTGGCTCAGCAGCTGATAAAGACCCAATAAAGTTTGCATCTCCTGCGACCTGCAGTCCATGCTTTATCTTAAAGTCTTCACTTGTAGTAGACATTACAGCCCCATCCTCCTATTTAATTATACTAGCAGAGTTCCTACAACAGTAACATCGGAATTATTGTTAAGTGTTGTTACAAGAAGCTCTACGTCTGTTCCGTTCATTAATGCAGTAACAGTTGCAAGCGATCCGTTAGTTCCAACCATTGCATATTCTGTAATTGCAATGTTGTCAGCTGTATCTAGAGTAATTAGAACCTCAGATACTTCTGTGTGAACACCAGAAGCAACCTTTACCAGGAACTTAGCTGTTCTGTATGCAGTTCCAGAGAATCCGTAGCCAACTACCTGGCTAGCAGTTGCAACATTCTGAGTTGCAGCTACCTGTAGTGCAACGGAGTTTACATCCACTGCCTCGTAGGTTGGTGTTGCAGTTGCGTCACCAGTTGCTACTAGGGTGTCTGCATAGCCCTCAGCTGCAGTCTGAGCTGCGGTAGCCTTGCTAGATGCATCCGATGCTGCAGTAGAGATTGCTTCTGACTTAGCAGTTGCAATGTCTGAAGCTACGGCTGCCTGAGCACGTGCATTGGTGAAGTAAAGGTTGGTAACACCTTCAGCTAGGTCATCAGTGTCAGAATCTGCAACACCGTTCTCTGCTGTAATTGTTAGACCAGCACCGTCACCAGTGATTGTAATGTTAGTTAGTGATGCACCAGTTAGAAGTGATGCAGCATCTGTCTGTGCCTTTGCAGTTGTGTAGTACTCGTTTGTACCCTCAGCTACATCGTCAGTTGTTAGAGCATCGATAGTTCCGTTGATGGTTGTCTCAATGCCGTCTGCGTATAGCTCTGCTGCTGCCTGAGCATCGTCAACGTACTTCTTAGTAGCAGCGTGTAGATCTACTGTTGGAGCACCAGATAGAGTTAGTGCACCAGTCATGGTGTCGCCAGACTTACTTACCTTAGTACCGATCTCGGTGGTTAGGTTAGTGATTACATCTGGGTTATCACCAAGGGCTGCAGCTAGCTCATTTAGAGTATCTAGTGTAGCTGGAGCAGAATCTACAAGGTCAGCGACTGCACTTGCAATCCTGTCTGTAATAGTGTTTCCGCCCGTGCCATCTACTGTGCCATCACCGATTAGGCTGTCTGTGTAGGTGTTTGCATTAGATTCTGCTGTATCTGCATAGCCCTGAGCAGCAGAGTCTAGTGTACCAATCTCACCGTCTGTATAGCTGTTGGCAGCAGTGATTGCATCTGCCTCAGCTGTATCTGCATAGGCCTTTAGAGATGTGTCAAGAGTTGTGATCTCGCCATCTGTGTAGGTGTTTGCGTTAGACTCTGCGGTGGCTGCTGAACCTGCTGCATCGTAAGCTGCATTGGTAGCATCTAGTGCACGCTGGTCAGTGAAGTACTGGTTTGTAGTACCCTCTGACAGGCTGTCTGTATCGTGGTTAGAAATGTCTGATACTGTACCAGTTACGTCACCACTTACATCACCAGTTAGATCTCCAACAAATCCCTGATCTGCTGTAATCTCGTTTGCTGTAAAGTCTCCATTGGCGTCACGAAGTACTAGCGTATCTGGAGTGTTTGTAGAAACACCAGAACCACCAACCTGTGCGATAATGTAGTTTACGTCTGCCGAACTCTTTGTAAGAATGTCGAATGTATTTACTGTTGCTGTTGTACCTTCAACTACAAGACCGTGTTTGATCTTAAAGTTTTTGTTTACTGTTGCCATTTTGATTATCTCCTAATAAAAGATTAAGCTTTTAGTCCCATGCGAGCGTATCGCACGGTAACAGGCTTAATGACTGCGTCTGGGGTAACTGTAACTGCTACAGTGTCGCCAGTCCTAGAGACATCAATGGTGCCCATATTCCCATCATTGTCTATTGTGCCATACTCGCTGACTGAAACGTTTGTTCCATCAACTAGTACGGTCAACTCTGTTGCGTAGAATTTATTATCCCCTTCTGTGGTCTTGGAGATAGAAATGATGTACTTCACCATTCTCCAGACAGTAGCATCGAAGCTGTCTACTACGGTAGGGTTTTCAACTCCAGAAATGGTGCTCTCGTTATTTCCAGAGGTACCGAGGTCGGTTGCCTGACCTGCAGCGGTATCAATCAGATCTTCGTAATCTGCTTGTTCTGGACGATCTCCAGTCTCGAAGCGTGTCTTAATATAAGGGATAGATGTTCTTGCCATGTACTAATTATAGCGGCATTTTAAACAAAACTATAAAACATAGTTGCTGTAGCCAATGATGGCGATGCCGATAGGAGCTGGGTTGTTGGGGCCATAAGCATTAATTCCAATAGTTGTAAACTTTACACGAAATGGAAGAAAATCTACAACTTTTGCATTATATTTATCGTCATATACTTTTGACGTATGGCCATTTACTTTGTTTATGTAGACAAGCTTTTGGCCTATAACATTAGTTATGACCGCCTTTGCCATTAGTTTGTTACATCCTCAATCACTACGACTTTGCCCTGGGCAACAGTCCAAACTTTTGCATCTTGTGCAGTCCTAAGCTCAATGTCAAATATGTCCCCAGTTTCTAGCTGTGAAGACTCTGCTGCTGTGAGGGAAACCGTAAACTCTCCTGCTGCATCATCTGGGTCTTGGGCTGGCTCTAGAGTTAGTACGATAGTTGCTGCATCGGTTATTACGCCAGCATCAGATGGGCTTGAGGGCCTCTTGATTTCCATGTCAATAGTCCAGTCTGGAATGTTCAGTGGGGACTTTGCGTCATCCGTAACATAAACCTTGAATGCTGCAGTATCTCCACGGACTACCGTCCATGTTACTTGTGGTGGGGCGTTACCAACGCTATACCCTGAGTTTCTTGTGGCCATAAAGTAATTATACCATATACTTTTAGAGAATTAGGTGGTATAATTGTAGGAATAAACGACGGCACCCCTAAAAAGGTGCTTTTCCTTTTAGGGGGATAAAAATGGTAATTAGCAATAATAAAGTTTTAAGAACAGCAGGACTCACAGGAATTATTCTTCTTGGAATGACAGAATGTGCAATGATTGGAGATCTGTCCGCTGTTGCAGATACCCCAAAAACACAAACACTAAATGTTCCCACTACCTCAATGGATATTATTGAAATAGTAATAGAATCTAAGCGATTTATGAGAGCTATGCCAGAAATTGTTGAAGTAGCCCCATGGCTTAAGCCAGAGATGCAGTCAATTATGCTATCCGACTCTGAGCTTATCTCAGTACTAAAGCAGGCTGGTTTTTCTGGTAACGGTTTACGAATGGCTTGGGCCATTGTAAGGGCAGAGTCTACATCTAGAGTATATGCTCACAATAGAAACAGAAATACTGGAGATAACTCTTATGGTCTTTTTCAAATCAACATGATTGATGGCCTTGGCCCAGCTAGACTTGAAAAATATGGTCTAGAAAAAAATGAAGACTTGTTTACCCCATTAGTAAATGCTCAAGTTGCTTTTAAGATTTCTGCTGGTGGAACCAATTGGGGTGCTTGGACAACACATAAAAAAGCACAATCAAATGTTTCTAGCTTTCCTGGCTAGATTAAATATCTTCCCAGGTACTGCCGTTAAATCTTTTTGCAACTGTTAGGTCTGTCCACGAGCTACCATCATACCTTTTATAAATTGTAATTGGTGTTGAGCTAGAAGATCCAGTCATTCTGTTACCACCATTCAACAATGCTGAGTCAACAGTAATCGTAAATGTTTTCTGTGCAGTATCTACCGAGTTTGATGCATAAATTGTAAAGGTAGAAACTCCTGGTGAAGTTGGTGTTCCATATACCCTCCCATTACTAAAATACATACCTGCTGGCAATACTCCAGAATAGGACCATGATGTGACATTTGATGCAGATACGGAGTCATCATAAAACACTCCTACTGTTGCAAAAGCAGAAAGGCTTTGATCAATCCATGATGGTGCTGGTAGTGAAGAAATTATAATTGAAAAGCCCTGCGTTGTAGGGTTAGTAATATTTTCTGCCCTAAGATCAAATGAGTACGTTCCAGCAGTAGTTGGTGTGCCACTTACATAAAAGTATTCGCCGCTTGCATTTCCAGAAAGCCCTGGTGGCAAAGATCCAGAGCTTATTGTTATTGGTCCATATGCAGTGTCATGCCCAGTTGCCCTAGCATAGTCTTGTGTATAGGTTGTATTAACTTGACCAGAATTAAAACTTCCAGACCAAGTTGGTGCTGGTACTGGTGGAGCTCCAGACTCTGTAGTTGCAGATGCAGATGATGACCAGGGTCCAGTAGAATCTGACACAACGCTTCTAATCGTATTGTCATAGGCTGCTACTCTAAAATTATAGGCGACCCCAGCCTCAAGTCCTGTTACTGATACTCCCGTTAAAGGATATCCGCTTGTGCTGGTAAAGGTTGTCCATGCAGCGTCTACCGCTTTTTTATACTGAATAGTATATCCATCTGCTGATGTCGCTACCCCCGATGCTGCCACTTGTGAAAATGTAACATTAACACTGTTTTGTCCAGTTGTAGACGCAGCAATTTGTGATGGTGCATTTGGTAGACCATAATAGTCAAGCGACAGGTATTGCTGAGAATTTGCAGATTCAACTGAGTTTGCATAAACACTATCGCCTGGACTAGTGCCAGGAGCCGTTCTAGTACTCATAACTCCAGAAGTGCTAGTGGCAAGTGCTCCAGCATAGTATTCTGTTGTGCTTCCAAGAACTGCATCTGCACTACCTGCAAAATATGCGTATCCGCTACCTAAGCTTGCTGAGCCAGAGAAGGTATTATAGGCATTTGAGGATGCCTTGTCTGTTCCACCTGGGGTTCGCCCCATGATTACTTTGATAGTTCTTGAGCCAGAAGGGGCATCGGCATCTGCTGCTCTAGCGTATACAACTATTCGTGTAACTACGTATAGCTGTCTACTCTCTTGAGGGTTAGTGTTTCCGCCCCAGTCATCTGGAGTAAAGCTTGAAACAAGGTATCCATTGAAATCTGTTACTCGAGGTTCCCAAGAAGTGCTTGTCGTTCCATAAGTCTTAGTAGCCATTATCTACCTACCAGAACCAGAGGTCTCCAGAGGAGGCTCCTGAAGGTGTCGCAGATTGTACATAAATCTTTGGCTGCTCACTCTTTGTATAGTAAAGATCATTATGAGTGTGCGAAGCAAGTGCCCTATCGTCAAGCTGTGATTGAATGTTACCAACTACACCGTCTAAAGCATTCAGCTCTGTGGTAGAGATTAGTGCTGATGATGAAAACTTGCCAGCACTGTCCACAATTGCTACTGTATCTACAGAGACTGAGGAATTTATTCTGGAATCAATCTGAGGCTGTGTATAGTATCTTGAGTCATGCAAGTGGCCATCTTTAGAGGCTAAGCTCCATCCAGACCATGTAGATGTACCTGCTGTGGTAGATCTAAAATAAAAGTTATTTGTTGCACCAGATGTATGATATGTTTGGAATGCAGTTGAGTTAGCAAAAAATACATTTAGAATTCCAGCAGTTGTAGATGGATAGCCCAATACAACTGTAGGTGCAGATATAGAAGCGTAGACACCAGTGCTTGTGACATCATTTAGATTTTGAGACCCCAGCAGCTGTGTAATTGCCGAGACACCTGCCTGAACATTTTCCAATGCTGAAAGGGTATCTCTAATATACCCAGCCATAGAGCTATTGAGAATTTCTTCTTCAGATGCAGGAACAGTAGTAGTTCCATAGTGATAAAGATTAAATGCTTGGCGTATGTCTGCTGACTCTGAATAGGCTGGCACCTGTGTTGGATAAAATGCACCAATTGACTCTGGCATATTACACCGCCCCTAGATTAAGATCAATGAGCTGAGCCCAATCTTCTGTTCCTGGACCTGTCTTCTGGTACATTACCCTATAATCATCTTCGACTGGAGATGTTACGATTACAATGTCAAATAGAATTACACCGTCTGGCTTTGTTGTTGTCGCCAATCTTGGATCTGCAGAGATACCAAAAATTCTAGTGCCTCGTGTTCCCTGTGGCCCATAGTTGATATCAACATTCTTTGTGGTTACCCCACCAACAACAACAACATCGATAGCTGATACATCAATATTTGGCATTATGGTGCCTCGCTTACCTGCTCTGTCACAGATATAGTGCCAGTGAGGAGAGTGTGTACTAGTGGGTAGTCTGTAGCATCTAGGTCATTAATCTCTACGTCATATACGTATGATGTTGCCTCAGCAAGAACAGCTGAGTCTGATGGAGTAATTGCACAGCGAATGTGGTCTGACTGGACAGAGCTATATGCTACAACTCTATTTGCTACTCCGTCTGCTCCACGTGAAGTAGAGATAGTAAAAATTGATTCATACGGTGTCAGGTCAAATACGTTGCCTGCAGAATCTTTGGGGTATACGTTAAACTCAAAGGTGTCCCCTTTGTAGTACGAAAAGTTATAAGTTCCTGGAAATGCCATACTAGTATTATAGCACGTTAACTTACAGAAATAGTTATGCTTTTAGGAATAAAGATACAGTTGTTGTCTGAACGAACCAATGGCAAAATACCGTCTGCCCTGTCGGCTTCATTGTCTATTGTCAGATGCTGTGTGACTGAAAAGTTGTAGTCATACTCATACTTTAGCAAAGCTACGAATGATGTATATTCTTTTTTAGATGCTGGAAACTGACTTTGAATCCAGATCTCGGTATTTGATGAAAGTGTAGATATATCAAAATTATAAGTTATTGAAACTTGTGATCCTATTTCTAGGTGCTTAGTATTAATTCTTTTTGCAGAAGTGTTATACAAAGATACGGAGTTTCTTGGCAAAAACTTTTCTACTGTGTCTTTACCATTGCCATCTACAGAAAAAGATACCCAGCCGTCTACTCCACGATTAGACCCTAGGGCTAGCTGTTTAAGATCTTTGTGCGAGTATCTTGCCCATCCAGAATCTTGTCCGTAAACAGGCATGTAGCTAATGCCATCTTTACCAGCTGGACCAGGCTCACCCTTTGGACCTTTTTTGCCTTCTTTTCCTTCGGCACCTGCTGGACCAATGTCTCCTCTTGGGCCCTGTGGGCCTGCTGGACCTGGTACGGCTATATACTGTGGACCATCTGTGGGAATTGCTCCCTTAGATGGTGTTGCCTCTTTTTCATAAGGAGATTTTTTTCTTACAATTGGAAACTCTACATCACTTGCCATATATCTATTATCTCAGATTATTGAGATTTCAGGTACGTTCCGCTAATATGAAAGTTATCTTCTGCTGTTAGTGAGACTGGTGTGGTAGGAGTAAACGCCTCGTCCTGTCCGTTACTAGCGGTGTAGTAAAGATTAAGCTGGCTAGACCCTGCATTTACATTTCCAGAAATACCATAGCTCTTACCACTAGACTGGTCATAAATGTGTCCGTCTCTAAAGTAGTACTCATCTCTTGCATTGAACGGCAAAGTTACGTAATACTGTCCCGTTCCGAAGTTTGTGATGTTGTCGAAATCTACATTAACTGTAAAGTGTACAAGGTCTCCAATAACAATCGCTTCTCCTGCAAATAGAGGATCTCCGTTAAATGTTGGCTGAGCTCCATCTGTTCCCCCACCTACAATATACGAAGTGATTTCTGAAACACCAGACTCTCCCTGGATTCCTTGCTCTCCTTGTGGACCCTGCTCGCCCTGTAGACCCATTGGTCCCGTTAGTCCAGTTTCACCCTGGATGCCTTGTAAGCCTCTTGGGCCTGTAGCTCCAGGTGCTCCTGGAAATGGTACGATATTAACTGTTGGCATTATAAACTACCTCCTGTAACGTCTCCAAGTACTGAGATAGTGCCTATGACTGGAGTCCAGACGGTATCATTATCAATTGTAACTTGTAGATCAAAAGCCAATTCCGCTACGGTTTTCTTATATCCGTCTCCCCATAGCGATGTAATGTCTGCTGGTGCTACGACGTCTACGTAGCCTTCACCTGCAGTAATTTCAAGTTCATCTGTGATACCGTTTTTGTAGTCATATGCTGATGCTGCAAAATCCCATGTGGAGGTATCGTAAGCGGTTGCCTCGTCGTCTTCAAAAAATTGGATTCTAATGACTGCCGTGTCGCCTCTTACGACGTTCCACTTAATGTTGGCAGGATTAGCTCCAAAAACTTCTGGTCCGCATGCTGATGTCATAGATATATTATAACATCAATAAAATAAATAAAGTCTCAGGAATAAAAAACTGGTACCTAGAAAGTGGGTATGAGAGACATTCTAAGTACCAGTTTAGTATATTATACCATAAAGTAACAAAAGGATAACAGGGTATCAAGATATAAGAACTTTTCTTTAAATAACTACTATATAACATATTGTTATAGAACTGTTATTAAAAAAAGACTTGACAACTTACTTTTTCTGCTACTATATAAAAGGGTTGATTGTTATATATATATTAATTCAAATCATCTCTAAGTAGAGTTTAGTGAATTTACTTATATTTACTTATATATTATATATATTATATTAAGAGTTTCTATTAGACAAGTATTCAATCATTTTATCGTACAGATCATCTATTTTTCTTTCTAGCTTTTCCATTTTTAAGTAATTATCTTTTCTAATTGCGTCTGCTGCATCTTGTCTTTGTTCTAGACGGTTAACCTGATCTTTTATACTACCTCCGCCGTTTGGCTTAAGCTCATGCTTAATTTCCTCTAGATAATGCTTAACCATCCATCTGATTGCGACCCCCAGCATTGTAAGAATTGATCCAATACCTACGAGTATTCCTATTGATAAATTCAGCTGGTCTAGTGGGGTCATAACCATACAATTATAAATACTTTTTATGACAATGCGGCTTAAACACTGGGCTGTAAGTTCGGGGTGTAAGTTCGGTTTTAAAGTTCGGTTTTAAGTCGTGGCGAGAAATACTCCAACCAAAGTACACGACATATAACGTCTAAATATATAACAAAGTTATAACAAGACAACATCCGTGATGTATGGTAGAATAGATGAATGGGAGATGACGTAAGCGTATTTGATTTATTTAATCCAAATGCACCCAGGTCCTCTGAGGAATTAAAAGAAGCTAGAATGGCTGTATGCCGCACTTGCGAATTCTTCCTTAAAGGATCTAAAAGGTGTAAGCTTTGCGGATGCTTCATGAATAAAAAGACAACACTAGAATTAGCAAAATGTCCTATGGGATACTGGAAGGAATAGTATGAGAAGAGAAGACGCTGTAAATCTAATGACAAAGCATGTATTGGATATGAACAGAGGCCTGGGAGAACAGCAGGGTATCCCAGAGCAGCAAATTGTAAATACGCTTGAGCAGATGAAGCCAGAACTAGACAGGGTAAATGAACAGTTGTTCGATGTCCTGTACGAGGCTGGTATTATTAACCTACACGGTTAAATCTTAAAGAACTCGTATTCGGTAAGCCAAATAGGAATGGTATATCTTTCCTCGTAGATCTCCTCTACGGAGTGTACAAATTCTAATGGCTTAGAAGGAAATGTAACTAGATCTCCCTGTACTGGACTATACTTATAATCGAGATCAGGGAAGTTTAATTCGCCTCCAGAAGACATTGTATTAAGGTATAGTATGCCACTGTACTTGAATTGCATGTTTTTACCACCATCAGTGTCAACATGAGAGTCAATGCGTGCTCCTGGATATTGCTTTGCTAGGAAGAAGTTATTTACCATAATCTTTCTTCTATTGCCGAATACTTCTTGTATTTGCTTTTCCATCTTAGGGAATATGTCATTACGGAGCATAGGTTCTATCTCTGAGATCAAGGAGAAATCTGTTTGTGAGTCTCTATGGAATGAGTCTTTTCCAAATGATAAGAACTTTCTCCGATCTCCGTAGATCTCACTACCCTTCATAATTTCTAGCTTGCTGTTAATATAGCTAATCAGATACTCTGACTCTTCTTTTGAGATAAAGTCCTTTAATATATGGATTTGATCAATGCTCATAGTTAATTTTACCATACCCTAGCGATACTGTATAATATAACCATGTATAAAGAAGATATTATAGACATTATGTCAGAAGCGATTGCTAAGTCCAATGAGGATCTAATGCGATACCAAGGAATGAACGATAAAGAGATATCAGAACAGCTAAATTGGAATAGACCTGCCTTGGATTATGCTAATGAGATGGTTTTAGATGCTCTTATAGCTAATGGTGTTGTTTCTAAGGATACCGTCGAGTAATTATTACCCAATAAGTACTGATATCAGAGCAAATACCGTACATATTACGGCTGTTCCTAGTACAATCTTAATCTCATCTGTCATATATCTAGTATACCCCACTTATTCTATACCTGGAAAATCTGAAAAAATCTATTTTTGGCAAAATCTGAATATTTTTTAGTTATGTATGATACACATTTACGTGAAAAAAGCAAGAAAACTTAGTCCGCACACCGTGCCACCTTTTTGTCTGATAGCCC